AGATAAGCCAAAACTTTGTGCTTGTTTTTTAATGTTATTCCTTGGACCCACATTTTAATTCCTCCTTCTTTAGTGTAAGTAATAAATCTTTAAACAAGCCTACAGGCATAACTGCAAGATATTCTTTTCTGTCTGCTTTTACAAATAGCACATCTGCGTTTTCCAGCCATTTGTATAGTTCTTTGAAACCGTTTTTTCTAAGTTTTACCTCTCCTGTGTAGCCTTCCACTTCAATATCGCCTTTTTTATAGTCTGTTGCCCCTGAAAGTGGTATTCTTTTTACATCTAAGCCGTGTTCTTTTAGATATCTAACTAAATAGTATTCACCACGATAGCCTTTTTGCCTCTGACTTTTTCCCATGCTTACACCTTCTTGATAATTACATCTTCTGGAACGTGCATTATCCTGTATTTGTTCATTCTCCATTCCCCCTTGCGCTCTCTTCACTTTTCTTAAGCTCACTCAAAATCCTTTCGTTCACATCATCAAACTCAGCTCCTACTTTGAGTATTGCCCAGTTGAAAAAGAGTAATAATCCCCACAAAAGTAAAATTGCTATTAGCATATTTCTCCCCCCTTAGAATGGTGGTTCATCAAGTTCTTCTATTGTTTCCTGTTTGTTTGGCTTTTTTATTAATCTGATATTGTCAGCCCAGATTGTGTAATATACCGTGCCTTGATGTTTTCTTGTCTGCGGTGTTCCTTCAACCAGAACAAGATCGCCTTTTTGGATCTTATCTTCCACCCAATCAAACATTGTTGAAACATTAAACCAATCTGTTTGCTCCTCTTCATTAAATTTTCTGTTTACTGCAACGGTAAAGCTGGTAATTTTCTTTCCTGTTTGTGTATAATTTGCTTTTATAGTTCCTACATGTCCCATTATGATTGTTTTGGCATAACTTGGCATTATTTCCCTCCTTTTTTGTCCTCAAGCTCTTTTATTTCCTCTTCAGGTGCTGATAAGGCTGGTTGTGTTGCTCTTGGTGCAAAAGCTAGGGCTAAAGTCTGAACTAATTCTCTTAATTGTGGATTTTGAATCGCTTCAGCAGTTTTTTCTCTATTCTTCAAGCTGTCATAAATTCTCATAAAGTGTGCTCTTATTACCCCTTTTGTCTCTTCAGTCATATCGCATAGTGTATGCCAACCTATCGCATTTTTGGCAGCTTCCACTTTCCAATCCTCATAGTGCGGCTCGTTGTAATATCCCCTTGAATGAATGTCCAGATATACCTTGGTCCAGGCTTCCTCTGGAGTAAGTTCGAATTGATGATTAAATTCAACCGCCTTTTCTCTGATTTCTGAGATAGTTGGAGCGAATTTTTTGGTCTTAACTATAACTTCTATGGCATACTTAAATTGGTCGTCGGTTAAATCAGCAAGCATTTTGTACCATTGTTCACTTAAAAATTTATCTGTGGTAATTCTTTCAAGTTTTTCATACACGCTGGCAAGTAAAGCCATACCAGCGGCAAAAGTTTTACGGCTAAGCACTGTTTTCACCCTCTTCCAGGAATTGTTTCAACCCTGTAAGTTTGCTTGCAAAACCAGCAGGCTGTTTCTTTCTTTTTTTGGAGCGTTTACCAAACACCCCTTTTAGCAAGGGCTCAACTACATACTCAAAGCCTTGCTCTTTCATTACTTCGGCTTTGGTTTTGGCGAGCGTTACTATTGCATTTTTAATTTGAGCTGGATAACATTCACGTAGGACTTGAGATACTAATGGAAGCCATTTAGGATCGAAAGGGCCTATAAGTGTGCGCCATGTATCTACTATGTCTTTTTTTCTTTCGTCTAGATTGAGATACCATTTCGGAGGTTCATTGTTAGTAGTTTCTATATTATTATTAATATCTATACTCTCTTCTCTATATTCTTTATTCTTATTACGTGTCTCACTTACCGTCTCATTTAGTGTCTCATTTAGTGTCTCACTTACCGTCTCATTTACCGTCTCTGTGAGAGACACTTTATTAACCGTCTCATTTAGTGTCTCTGTCTGAGACAGTTTCCAAAATATTTTTCCCAGAGAATACGTTGCATAGTTCCTTTTGCCTTTACCATTTACGAAATCGATCAGTCCCAGTTGTTTTAATCTATTTCTTATACGATATATTTCAGCTCGTGATATTCCAGACAATAGTTCCAGTTTGCGGCTCCCGATTTGAACCGACGAACTGAGTAAATCGTTATTCTTCGCTCTTGCCCGATTTATTTCAGACAAGATAGCAAAGAATAAACCAATCTCAGTTGCGTTTAAGTCCAAATCATGGCGGAGCCTCCAAAACTGGTTAAAAACCGTAGCTAACTGCATTCGAAATCACCTCTTTTATAAATAATCCCCACCCCAAGAAGGGGCAGGGAACAAGCTACTCTTTTACGAATGGATTTGGTATTTCTTTTTGTTCTTGGGGATTTTCTTCTTCTGGCTGTTGTTCTTTATTCTCTGCTTCTGGTTCTGAACTGTCTTGTTGTTCTGGTTCAACATCGATAATGTTCCAATCTGTTTCATCTGGTTGATCTAGTATTTCATCAGGTGATTCAAGATCTTCATTTACTTTCTTTGTTGTTTCGTCAACCGCAATATTTCTTTGTACTTCAATACTAAGCGGTAAGTACTTACATAATTGTTTGATAACTGTCTTTTTTGCCATTGCTTCCCAATCTGTTACCCACGGACCATTGTCTGGTGTCTTACTTCGTTTTCTAATTTTCTCAATATCTTCAATTGACATTACAAGATAGCTAAAACCTCCATCTTTAAACTTTGCTATTGCATATACTGCAATTGGCTTTCCTCTGGTTTTTAAAGATGGCTTGTGATACAACTTTGGTTCTAATCCATATTGATAATCGAATTCATCATTTTCATAGACTACATGAGCGTCAATCATTTCAATTTGTCCTGATCTTCTTACCAGATCTAACATTCCTTTGTATCCTAGTTGGAATTGGACTTCATATGATTTTGTTTTTGAGTTATAATATGGTATAAGGTAACAGTGACCTAGTGGGCCAGGCTCCAATCCAAGCTGCGCTGATAACATGACCGCACCGAGCAGCGATTCTCGTGAAGCATCCAGAAGTTTGGGATTTCTCCTGATTTCTGTTAATGCAATGCGTAGAATTCGATCTGGTTCGAGGTGTTTGGGGAGCACCTTCGCAAGTTCGGGTTTCATCCGTTCTAGAAGAGTGCGAATTGTATTGGACTTGGGATTCGGAGTCTTGGCCCCTTCTTTTTTAGCAAGCTTATTTTTAACCTCGTTAACATTTGCCATATTAACCCCTCCTATCTTCTTTAATTGAAAATCTTCTATAAGTTGATGTTTTAACAAATTTCGCATATAAATCTGGATATTCTTTCTTAAAGGTTCTACTATCAAATCTATTGGACGTGATATTTTTCCAGGTGATTTTGTACTTTCCAACAATAGCTGTTTCATGCTCTCCTATTGCTTCTTTCAGTTTGTTTTCTTTTTCCGCTTTTAATTCCTCAAGTTGTTTTATTTGCTTATTGAGTGATACAATTTCATCTACAAGCGATTCATATGCTGGAAGTTCTATGGAAGTTCCTTCCTCTGCCTTCGGATAGAGATATTCCAGAATCGCATTAGCATCTTGGCTGCCATCAAGTTCTGGTGGTGTCCTGTTTCCAACCATTTCCCAGAATCTCTGTTCTCCTTCAATGATCATGTTGATAAGTTCTTCGTCTCTTCCCAACTCTTTCCAGACAAACTTATTTCCACCTATTAGAACTGCAATGTATGCTTTTTCATATCCCGTAACTGCCAGATAGTGTTGAAGCTGGATAATATATTCTTGTGGGATTTCATCATCTTTCCATTCATCTTTATTCCAGGTAGAAGTAGTTTTACATTCCAGGATCGCACTTTCACCTACAACTTTTCTGTCTATGTTAGCTATCATCCATTCATGATCTGGATGGATTAGAATAGCATTAACTCTTTGTGTTTTTTTACCTGTTCTTTTTTCAAATTCTTTTGCAACTATGTCTTCAAGAATGTTTCCCCAGTATGCTGCTTCTGTATCTACATCGCTTTTAATTTCCCCGATTTTTTCAAGGTATAATCTCAAAGGACTTTTCCATCTGGATAATCCTAAGGCAGCAGCTGCATCAGACCCCCCAATTCCTTTTCGTCGTTGTTGTTTCCATTCTTCATACGTCATTTTGGTTGTGGAAATTCTCATGCTTTCACCTCCTGACTAATATGATTCAATGCTCTTCCTGATACTTTTGCGGCTTCATATCGGATCTCTCGCGAGAATTTGTACCTAATTTTCTTGAAATTCTCCATGAATTGTGCTATACTATT